CTACTACAGTAAATGCTATTTGCACACTTGTAACTGACTTAAAATCTGCTGGTCTTTGGAATAAAATGACTGCTATTTATCCATTTGTAGGAACTACATCTACAACACAAAAATATAATCTTAAAAATCCAGTAGATAGTGATGCGGCTTATAGATTAACTTTTAGTGGGGGTGTAATACATTCAGCAACAGGAGCATTACCAAATGGTGTAAACGGATATGCTAATACATTTGTTAACTCAGATGTGACCAATTTTCCAATTCCTACATATATTTCAATGAGTTACTATTCAAGAACTGGTGGAAGCCATGTCACAGGTGGTAATGTAATTGGTAGTTTTGGTAACCCATCTGTTGAAGCAACTTCTGCCCGAATGTTAATTAGATATGTAGGTAATCCAAATAGTTCATTGGGTGCGGTTAACTATAATGATGGGGTATTTCCAAATGCTATAACTACAACTGATACTGATGGTACAGGTATGTATATTACTACAAGAACATCAACATCAAATAAATTATTTATAAAAGGAGTTCTTAGAGCTACAAGTGCTAGTGGAACAACTAGTTTTGACCCCCCACCATATAATATGTTTCTTTTTGCATACAATAATAGAGATGCCGGGGCACTAAATTTTTCAAATAAGGAATGTGCATTTGCACACATTGGTATAGGATTGTCAGATGCAGAAGCTGTTAGCCTTACAACTATTGTAAATACATTTCAAACAACATTAGGTAGAAACGTATGATATATGTAGGATTACTTACGGAAGAACAAAAGAACCAGCTTGTAGGTCAACTATATGCACCGGATAGTTATTTCTATCCTATCCAAGATATTAATGATAACTGGATCATTAGTCAAGAAGAAATGAATGGTTGTGTTAATGCAGATTTTGATTGGGTCAAAACATTACCTCTCATTGAATTTGAACCTAAACCAGATCCAAATCCAATTATATAGTTATGAAATATATTAAGATCTCTAATATTAATCTTTCTACAGTGCTTCAAGTATGCTTGATAGTTATGTGTATTTTCTTACTTATGAGAAATCCCAAACAGGTTTATCCAGTAAGTAAACAAAAAACTATTGAAAGAAGAATTGAAGGTAAAGAAACATTAATAAGAGAGAAAGGACAAGTAATAGATAACAGTAATAAATTTATTGCAGAACTTAATGCAGGTTTACTAGACCTGCATTCTCAGTTAGATGCGGTAAGAGACTCTAAAGATACTTTTAACATTGTTCAGATCCAGGATACTATGATCCATGTCTTATACCGTAGAGATAAGGAGAAAGACTTAATAATAAAAAACCAAGACACAATTATTCAAGCTCAGAGATATATTATCAATAGCAAGGATACAATCATTACAGCTCAGGCTTTTGATATCAAGAAACTTAAGAGACAGAGAAATATATCTGTCTTATTAAGTGCTTTATTAGGAACAGGTTTAATTATTAAATAATGGAAGTAACACAGTTAGTACAGTGGGGATTAGTAGCCGTAACAGGAGTTATTGGATATTTTCTAAGAATGATTCACTCAGATGTTAGAAACAATACAGAAAGTTTAGGTAAACTAAAAGGAAAGATTGAACTTGTAGAACAGGAATCAAGATTAAAATATCAGGCTATTCAGGAGCAAACTCAATTAGAAATTAAAAGTTTAGCAAAAAATGTTTCTGAACTATCTGATGCAGTTAAACAACTTATATTAAAAAGATAATGGATACAACAGCGGTAAACTCAGGAACACCAGACTTTGGTGTATTTGCACAGTTAGCAGACTATGGTCCGCTAGGTTTAGCAGTATTAGCTCTTGGATATGTAGCTTGGATATTCATCAAAAGATATCTTGATGAATCTGCAAGACTAAAAGAAGAGCTTAAAGAAAAAAAAGTAACAACCAGAAGAAAAACTAAGAAATAATGTCATTTGGACCTTTTGAAGTATTGACTCAATATGGAGTATTAGGTTTTGCAGTTCTAGGCCTAGGATATCTCTGTTGGATGTTTCTTAATAAACTTATTAAGAGTGAAGAAGATTATAGACAAAGAGTAGAAGACTTAGAAGGAGAATATAGAGAAGATCTAGAAAAGAAACTAGATGAAAGCACTGAAAGCTCAAAGAGTCTTAAAGAAACTGTATTGATGCTATTTGGTAAGAAATGAAAAAGAAACTACTTATAGTTGGTATATTATTTATTACTCTAGTAGTAATACAAATATTCTCAAGTGGTACAGAACATGTAGTTGTTGTTAAAGACAATGTAAAACTTACCGGAGAGAATAAACAACTTACTACAGCAAATAAACAACTTACACATAGTGTGAGTCAATTAAAAGCTGAGAATCAAGAATTGGTAGAAGATAAAGCTAATCTTGAGAATATGGTAGCAGAAGTAATAGGTGATTTAGATAGTACAAAATCTATAGTAAAAGATATTAAAAAAGAATTAGCACATGAAAAGGATATTGTTCATAAGCAGTCTACTGGTGACCAGTTTGATTTTCAGCCAATCAAACTACCCGCTGAAGACGGTAATCAAAGGTGACTCTGTAGTTATCTTAACTGTTAAACAGGCAGATGACATTAATAATATCTTTGAATCACAAAGAGCTAAAATAGCAGCACTTAAACTAGACATTGCAACCAGAGATAGTTTACTTGCTGTTAAAGAAATTTTACTTATAGAAAAAACACAAGTCATTGACAACTTTGTATTTGATACTGTAATAGCAAAGAGATTAGATATAATAGAACATTGGTTATTAGATGCAGGTATTAACTCTACCTGGATTTATTACTCATGGAAAGATACAATGCTTTATGCTGTAGATTTAAGTCAGTATAAAGTAAGAAAGGATGATTACACAGGAGATCTAATATTCTTTAGATGTGAAGATGTAATCATTCCTTATGAAGATCAGGAAGAACCACCAAAAGGGTGGGAAACTGATATAGTTAAACCAAGGAGACCTAAGGTAACTAGGGTTCCTTTAAAAATGTAAATATGAAAAAATTTTTTAGAGAGTTAATCTCAGATGATAATCAGATTAATGAACAAGCTTTTGTAGGTGTAATATCATTCTTTGCAATGGTATTTGTTCTATTTGTAGATGTAATTACAGGTATTATTGGTAATGAACTAATCATTAAAGAATTTATCTTTGATGGTTTTATGTTACTTACCCTAGGTGCATTTGGTATTACAACAGCAGGTAGAATACTTAAGCTTAAAGAAAAGGCTAAGAAAGAAGAAGAACCTTCAGAAGAAGAAGTAGTAGAATAATTAAAATAAACAATCATGCAATTAAGTAAAAATTTATCATTAGCAGAAGTAATGAGATCAGAAACTGCTAAAAGAAAAGGAGTAAGTAATATGCCTACAGATGCACATATTGCAAACTTTAAATTATTGGCTGAGAAAGTGTTTCAACCAATCCGTGAACATTTTGGTGTTCCTATTCATATTAGTTCAGGATACCGTTCTGCAGCCCTTAATAAAGCTGTTGGAGGATCTGCTTCTTCACAACATTGTACAGGTGAAGCAATTGATATTGATATGGATGGTACAGCAATCACTAATGCTCAAATCTTTAACTACATTAAAGATAACTTAGAGTTTGATCAACTTATCTGGGAATTTGGTACAGATACTAATCCTGATTGGGTACATGTATCTTATGAGTCTACAGGTAAACAACGTAAGCAGATTCTTAAAGCTAAAAAAGCAGGTGGTAAAACTACCTATGTTCCATATAAATAAGTACGTATGAAGTTCAGAAATGGTTGGAATACTTATTCTAAACAATGGGATAAGTTAGCTATTAAAGTAAGGTTCTCTTTTATTGACATCTTATCTATTGAGATAGATATATCTAGAGACTTTTATCTTTTTACAATCTTAAATTTTACATTTAAAAACAGATAGTTATGATACATAGTAAAAATCAAATGATCCGTTCTATGAAGAGTTACCAAATGGGTGGTACTTCAGATGACTCTTGTATGGAAGAATACATGGGTGCAGATGGTAAAAAACGTAAAAGAAAGAAAAAGGGTGGATGTGGAAAGAAATATGGTAGCCGTGGTGTAGGTGTAACTGGATCACAAGTAGGTAATGCTCTTCTTTCAGCAGCAGCTGCAGCAGCAGCAGGACTAGGTCTTAAAAAAATGTTAGATCAGCAAAAGAAAGGTGGAGCTATTAAAAAAGTTCCAAAAAGAAAATAGTAACATACAACTTATAGAAGTCCAGGTACTTATAGTGCCTGGATTTTTTATTTAAACAATATACATTTAAACTTATTTTGTATATTTGTTGTAAACCAATTAAATTAAACATCATGGAAAACCAACAAGAAAGAGAGTTAACAGTTGAAGAAATGGCTGCTCAAAAAGAACAGATGCTTGAATTCTATACTGATTCTTTACCTTATTTAGAAGCACAACTTAAGTATGAAGAAGTACTCATGAAGATTGATGAGGTAAGATTTAAAAGAACTAACATTCAGATGCAGTATGCTATGATGGCACAAGCTCAAAGAGAAGCAGAGCTTGAAGAAGATGAAGCAGGTTCTGATCATGACATTGATAAAGAACCAAATATACCTGAGCAGGGTAAAAGAAAGCTTAGAAAAGGATAGTCATGGCTTTAGTAAACCAAGTACAGAAAAGAGTGAAAATGCCTAAGTGGGATTTGGTAAAGTACCAGATTCTTACTCACTGCTACATTAATAAAGTTTCACTAAGTGAATCTGACTTGGATTGCTTAACACTTTTAAGTTTTAATCAACCTATAGAACTAACTGATTTTTGTTATGATGCTTCTTCAGAAGAAGGCTGGATTTTTAAATCACCACAAACAGTTAGGAATAGTATCAATAAATCTGAGAAGAATCAACTTATTGTAAGAGATGATAGTAACAAGAAAGTTATAATGTTGAACCCAAATATGAAAGTTCAAACAGAAGGAACGGTCTTGTTAGACTACAAGTTTTTAGGAAGTGATTCTCAAGATACCTAAGATATGAATCCTAAGAAGTCTAGCATATTATACAAAGAAGTTTCAGAAGAAAATAATGTAGAAGAAGTTCTAGTAGCTGATCTTATAGACTTTTACTATAAAGAACTTAGAGGTCAATTAAGTGATCTTAAGTATCCTAGAATAAATGTAGAAGGTCTAGGGCAATTTGTTATAAAAGAGAAACTGGCAGAAGTTTATATAACAAAACTTACCAAAATGCTTCCTACCCATGATGTATCTACATTTAGAGCATATCATAACAAAAAGGCTATGGAAGAAAAGTTACGGTTATTAAATGAAGTAACTGTAAAGATTGAGCAAGAGAAGAAAAGAAAAGAAGAGTTTAATAAAAATAAAAATAATGAAAGCAGCACTGAAAGCAATCTGGGAGAATAGAAATGCTATTATTGAAGGCATTAAGAACTCAGTAGTAAGAGATGAGTTTGTAGAAGATGTTGCAAGAATGAGATATGATGTCTGTGATGAATGCCCAAGTAAAGGTAAAAAGTGTGCAGTAAAAGGTACAGCTCCTTGTTGCAATGAATGTGGGTGTTCATTAACTTTTAAAACTAGATCTCTTTCTTCAGAATGTCCTCTTGGTAAATGGCAAGCAATTGCTACAGAAGAAGAAGAAGATAAATTAGATGAACTATGAGTATAGTATTTAATGCAGAAGATCACAGTTATGTTAGTGTAGATCCAAATGATGAAATCAGATGGACTAGTGTAACTACTCTTATATCTAGTCTTAAGAAACCCTTTGACTCAAAGAAGGTTGCTGAAAGAGTAAGTAAGAGTAAAAGATCTAAATGGTATGGTGTAGATCCTAAAATTATTGTTCAGATATGGGATAATGAAGCTACCCGTGCTACTACATTAGGTACTTTTTATCATAATCAGAGAGAGAATGATTTATGTTCATTTGCATCTATAGAAAGAGAAGGTGTAACAATTCCTATATTTAAACCATATGAAGGAGAGAATGGATTAAAGATTGCCCCCTTACAAAAATTAGAACCAGGAGTATATCCTGAACATATGGTTTATCTTAAGTCAGCAGGCTTATGTGGCCAATCAGATTTAGTTGAAGTAGTCAATGGTAGAGTTAATATCATTGACTACAAGACTAATAAAGAGATTAAAACAGAATCATTTAAGAACTGGGAAGGAATTTCTGAGAAGATGTATTCTCCTGTAGATCACTTAGATGATTGTAACTTTAATCATTATGCTTTACAGTTAAGTATTTACATGTATATTATTCTAAAGCATAATCCTAAATTACAACCAGGAAAAATATACATTCACCACATTATATTTGAAACAGATGGTGAAGACCAATATGGTTATCCTATTTCTAAATTAGATGAGAATGGAGAACCAAAGGTATTAGAAGTAGTACCAATACCGGTACCTTATCTTTATGATGAAGTGATATCAGTTATTAATTATCTCAAAGATAATCCGTACATTATTAAAAAGAAGTAACATGCTAATAAGACTGTTTGATGTGCAAAATGGTAAAGTAATTCCTACGGAACACTGCTATACCTTAAAAGCACTTAAAGATGTAATGGATAACTATCCAGATGATTACCTTAAAATATACTTATACTTGTTCTATATGACATGTCCCAATCCAGATATGAATCCTTTCTTTCATACTCCGGAGCATGATAAAGAACATATTATACTAAAAGAAATAGAAGCAGAATTCTCTACAGAAGATGATGATATACATACAGCCCTTTTATTCTGTGAAAGAATGTATGAAACACCAACATCTAGAGCATATAAAGGAATGGCATCCATGTTAGATAGATTAGCTAGATATATGGAGACAACAGCAATTACTGCTGGTAGAGATGGAAATATTAATTCACTAGTAGCTGCAGCCAAAAACTTTGATCAGATTAGAGCATCATTTAAAGGGGTGTACAAAGACCTTCAGGATGAGCAGTCAAGCAAAGTAAGAGGTGGACAAGGATTAGCTTATGATAGTTAATTATGAGTGAGATTTATCAAGACATACCAACCTATGACAATGGAACATGGACAACCACAAGTTTTGAATCCAGAGAAGACTTCAGTAACTTCATATTTGGGCTTTTCAAAGAACCCGGTAGTTACGGATTCAACAGTACAACTAATCAGGTATTTGTATCTGAGTCAAGAAAGTTTAGAGATACAGGAGTATATTGCACAGCCCCATTCAAATCAAAAGACTTCATATCCTATTGGGATGATCAAAAAACAAAATGCAGGAAGGGGATAATTGTAAAAGATGATACTAACACATGGTTTCTTGCAAGAGAATACTATATGTGGCTTAACTTCTTACCAATCTTTGATAAGGAACAACAGAAGTTTGACTTTGCTAAAATTAGAGATGCTCAGTATCATATGGCTCTATATGAATTACTTGCTGAGATAAACTATAAACATGCTGCTATTCTTAAGAAACGTCAGATTGCATCTTCTTATTACCATATGGGTAAGTTTATAAACCAACAATGGTTTGAAGCTGGGGTCACTCTTAAGATGGGAGCAAGTCTTAAAGACTACATCAATGAGAAAGGATCCTGGAAATTCTTACAGGAATATGCAGCTTTCTTAAATGAACATACTGCATGGTATAGACCTATGTCTCCAGACAAGGTAATGATGTGGCAACAAAAGATTGAGGTAAGAAAAGGAGATAGAAAAACAGAGGTTGGTCTTAAGGGTACCATACAAGGTATGTCATTTGAGAAAGATCCAACAAATGGTGTAGGGGGTCCAGTAAAGTACTTCTTCCATGAGGAAGCAGGGATTGCACCTAAGATGGACCAGACATATGAGTACATGCGCCCGGCTATGCGCTCAGGTATGGTTACTACAGGTATGTTTATTGCAGCAGGATCTGTGGGTGACTTGTCTCAGTGTAATCCATTAAGAGAAATGATTCTTAACCCACTTTCTAAAGATATTTATGCTGTAGAAAGTAATCTTATAGATAATAAAGGAACTGTAGGTTTGTCAGGTTTGTTTATTCCTGAGCAATGGTCAATGCCTCCATACATAGATGACTTTGGTAATTCACTTGTAGAAGAAGCATTAGAAGCTCTTGACAAACAGTTTGAGCAATGGAAAAAAGAACTTGCTCCAGAAGACTATCAGTTACGTATTTCTCAGCACCCAAGAAACATTCAAGAAGCATTTGCACACAGAACAGTGTCTGTGTTTCCTCCACACTTAGTTGCTGCTCAATCAAGAAGAATAGAGGAGAAAGAATATGCTTATGAGTTTCTAGATATTTTTACAGATGAAAATGGTAAAGTAGCTGTGAAATCTACAGATAAGCAACCAATTAAAGAGTTTCCTATAAGTAAGAAAACAGAAGATAAAACTGGTGTACTTGTTGTATGGGAAAGACCAATAAAGGATCCAACTTTTGGACAGTACTATGCATCTATTGACCCCGTGTCAGAAGGTAAGACTACAACATCAGAATCACTCTGTTCTATCTATATAATGAAAGCTCCGGTAGAAGTTACTAGAGTTACTATGGGAGAAACAGAAACATACATAGAACCAGATAAGATTGTAGCAGCTTGGTGTGGTAGATTTGATGATATCAATAAAACTCACCAGAGACTAGAACTAATTATAGAATGGTACAATGCATGGACAGTAATAGAGAATAACATCTCATTATTTATCCAGTATATGATCTCTAGAAAGAAACAGAGATACTTAGTTCCTAAGAGTCAGATCTTATTCTTAAAAGATCTTGGTGCAAATGCTAACGTATTCCAAGAGTATGGTTGGAAAAACACCGGTACATTATTTAAGGCTCATTTATTAAGTTATGCTATTGAATACTGTAAAGAAGAACTAGATATAGAAACTAAAACAGATGGTACAATTGTACGTACAAAGTACGGAATAGAGAGGATCCCGGATCCCATGTTACTTAAAGAAATGCAAGAGTATGCTGATGGAGTCAACGTGGATAGACTTGTATCATTTGCAGCACTAGTTGCATTTATGAGAATACAACAAGCTAACAGAGGTTATTCTAAAAGAGTAGTAATGGATGATGCTTCTAAAAACTTGCAAAA